GATTTGTCTCTACTTAATCCACCTTCCCATTTTTTAGTGAAAGCAACGTATTTGTCTATTAGTGTCATTTTAAATCTTCTAAAGTTTCTTTTGATCGTTTCAATAGTTTCACAAACTTATCCCAAACATTTACTCCTGTAACTGAAAAGTAGCTTTCGTTAATACTTTTTATTTCCGTGTAAACGCAGAAAAAAGTAAACGCTTTTGTCATTAATAAATCAATCTCAATGAAATGTGCAAGAATATCAGCTACAACGTACTTTTCTAACAAGAACACAAAAACTATTGCACCACTGTACAAAAGTGTCTTAGAAATAGTGTGAGACAGTCTGCGTGAACGAATAGACTTCCATCCTCCTTTTTTAACTGAACGCCAAACTCCAAAACACGTGTCTAAAATAATTGATAAAACTGCGATTATAACTAAAGGTTTTACTGGTGTTAAAATCGTAAATATAGAAAAAGCTAAAAGACTAAGTTTAGATTTCATCTGCAGGAAGTTTCGGTGCGTAATCTAAAACATTTAATTCTTTAACCCACATTGTGTCGGGATTAGTTGTACCGTTTACTTCTTCAAGTGAAATAACCCAATCGTCATAAGCATCTAAAATAGGATTATAAAAACAATCCGGTGCATATTGAACGCCTTCTAATGCGTCTTTTTGTAATTGATTTAATATTGCTACTTGTATCATACGTTTCTTGATAATGCTGTTTGAAATGCTTGAACTCTCGTGTAAAGATTGGTATTTTGTGTTTGTGTTAGCGTAGAACTTCCTAAGAATGCAAATGCTATTTGTTGATTTGAATAACCATTGATTGCATTACCACCTCCCGATGTATTGCTATTAGGATTTAAAGCACCGATTCCCATTGTATAACCTGCACCTGTCAAACCATTACTTGCTCCACTATCTTTTAAAACTCCGTTTTTGTAGAATTTCTGTAAACCACTTTCAACTGTTACAGAAGATAAACCTGTTCTGATTGTATTATTCGTGTTTCTATAGCCATTTAAATTGGATATAATATAAGCACTATAAGCTACCTGATAACCTGCAGTAAGTGTCCAAAATGATCCTTCAGGATCATCAGTATAGAATGAGTCTTGAGTACCCATGTAATCAGTTCCATTATCAGTTGAATTTCTAGTATATACTCCAAACGCATTAATAGTATTTATTGTTGAAGTATCTGCCCATCCATTAGTTCCATTGAATAAGATTCCGTTTGAACTATGTGTCATACCTCCGTTGAATTGAAGTCGATATGCAGCATCTAAATCTCTAGGGTCTTTTAAGTTATATTTATGAGTTGTAGCAGTTCCTCCGACTATAGGATAAATAGCATAAAGAGATGTCCACAACCCATCTGTTTTTAATCCTTTAACTAGATTATCTATTGCCGTTTGTTGTGTTACTTCTGTAATATTTGCTGCAGTAATAAATGCTTGTGCATTCGTATCATAAGAAGGAGCTGTAGTTCCTACTATATCAGTTAATCCTGCTGAAGATAAAGAATGAGATTTACCCCAACTAATAGTGTTATTTGCACCTTGTCCCCAACCAATTGTGTTGTTTCCTGCACCATCACCCCATCCGTTACTATTTGCCATTTTCGTTTTTATTTAGTTTAGCGAGAAAAACACGAAGTTTCTCTACGTTAGTTTCTTTCGGTTTATATACTTTAGTTTTTACAGATACCATCCAATAGAATTGTTATGTGAATCAGGGAACATATCGTTATTCTTGTTTGCTCTAAACTCTGGAAACAAAGTCTGATTAAATGACATATAGTCTATGAATCTTTCTGTATAGTGTTGAGCAATGCTACGTTCCTTTTCAAGTAAATAATCAACTTCGTTTTTATCTACGTTCTGTGCATTCTCAGATGAATGCTTGTAAACGCCTTTGTTTGAGATTGAATAAGCTGCGAAAGGAAGATATTCAACCATTGCCCAATGAATCAACATTGGTTTTACATAAGTAGTAACTAAACTCAAATAATTACCTGAAAGAGTATTTGCAGTAACATCTGCTTGTAACTTTTGGAATAGTTTAGAACCTAAATAATTTTGAATGTGAATGTCCTGTGCAATTTTGACAAAAGAAATAAATTTATCAGTATCTACATTTCCGTTTAATGCAGTAAATTTTACGATGTCGTCACGAGTTATAAATAGAGCTTCTGCCATTGTTAATTGTTTTTAGGTAAAAATCCTTGATTCGGCATATCTATAGGACGTGTTGAAACAAGTTGTGGATTAGTTACCGTGTAACCAAACTTTGCAGCTTTTGCCTGTGCCACTTGTCTTTGATTTGGTAAGTCTAATGCTTTGCCTGACATTACTGCATATACTTGCTTATTCCATCTATGATGGCAATTACCACCACCTTTGTAAAGCCATATAGAATAAGTATCTGCACCTTTTGGCCCCCAACCTGGATTTACTGCTTGATTTTCCATGTTTAAAATATCTTGTTTTCTGTAAAGTTTGTTTGCCTTTACCATTGCAGTACAAAATTCTCTAGGATTTTTAGTTAATTGACCTTCGTATTTGTATCTCACAACGAATTTAACGCCATCAATTGTTTTATCTTGCTTATCTGTTATGTTAGGTCTTGCATCACCTGTAGAGACAAGATTTATAATTTTACTTAAAAGACTTTGTTTATCTTCTTTTGCTAAATTTTCGTTTTCAATATCGTCATTTTCATAATCAACAGGTTTTTCATCAATCAAAATCCAACTAGGATCTGCATCTTCACCTAAATCAATTAATGCGTTTGCATGTGAACTTAACATAGTTCCATCTGTACCTGTTTCTTCAACTATTTGTTCTGCAGTTTGCGTATTTTCTAAGTCTGTGAACTCTAAAGGTTGTAATGTTCTAAAGAAAAGTTTTAAAGCAATTCCGTTAAATGCTAGAATAGTATCAAATGCGTCTAATAACTCTTCCTGCATTGGTCTAATAACCATGTTATCAAACAAAATAGCAGAGTTTTTAAGCTCATCTGCATTAGAACTGAATCCATTTGAACTAGCCACCCCAAATAATAGCGGAGAAGTCACGTTATGACCTAACATAATCTTACGTAAACACTCTTCAGATAAGTAAGTGTAATGTTCAGGAGCATCATTTAAAGGAATGTCATCAATCGTAGTCTTTGATTCAACGTTGTCGTTAAATGAAATAACTGTTTTCATTCCTCTAGCACCTGATAATTGTGCATTTATCTTAGAAGAAATGATTGATTGTTGCTCTTCACTAGGTACACCATTAGAAAAGTTAATCACACGAGTTCCTGAGAATCCGTTTTGTACTTCGTTGATTAAATAATCTGCAATTTCTTCTTCCAAAAGTGCATAAGGTAAAGCCCCTTGATAGTCAGGATAAGCGTAGTATTTCATCCCAACTGCATAAGGTTTAGAAAATAAGATTTCTACCTTATCTTTTGACATTCCAAATGCAGAATAACGCACTGGTGTAAATTTCTTTGTATCTGTCCAATCGTCAGAATAGTAATAACCTGCTATTTCTCCGTCTTTATTACATTTCTCTGCTCTTAAAAGATTAACAGGCATATGGTAAACCTTTAGAATCTTATCATGTTTGTCATTGTAGTGTACTTGAATAGCAAATTGACCTAACATTTTACGATCCATTACAATTTTACGTACATCATCCTTACTGAATAACGTCATCATTTGAGCATACTCAGCAGGTTTTTTTGAAGCATCTAATGCAGATAAACCTTTTCCGTAAACTAAGCGTGAAATGTTGTTTATAATAGCCGAATTTGTAGTAGAGTTTGTGTATCTATCAATTAAATAAGAATAGAAATTATTATCCTCACCAAATTCAACCCAATTATCTCTTTTAGATTCTTGAATTGTAGGCGTTGTGTAAGCACTTAGGCTTAAAATATGTATGTTATCACTCATAAACTATGAAAGTGTTTGTTGTGGCATTAGAAGTATATTGTCCGTTATTTACGGAGAATGTCGAAATTGATTGATCAGTACAGAAAACTTTGTCTTTAAAACAAATTGTTCCTCCTGTGCTTAATAGTAATGTGTAGGTATGATTGTTCTTTAAAGCAAATGTTGCAGTAATCGTGTTTGTATAGCCGTTAGATGTATTTGATGAAATTGCAACTGTTGTAGTTACATTCGTTTGTTCATCGGTTATTGTCATTGTTGTATATCCCTCGAATCTAGGAATAAACGAAAAAGTCTGTGCTGATGTAGAAGGCGTTAATACTATCATACATATTAAACGTACAAAGTATTAAAACGTTTTAAAATAGAAAAGGGGTAACCGAAGCCACCCCTAATCAAACTATGAAAAAAAGAATCTATTATGCAGAAACAATTGTAGTAGTAACTCCAAAGACATCTCCAGCACTTCCTGTTAAGTCTGCTTCAGAAGAAGCATCTAATAAGTTAGCTAACAATTTCTCAGTTCCTACGAATGTCAAAGTATAACCGTTCATATCTCCCATTGCAGTACCTGTAGATACGTTTGCAGTTGTTAACTCCATTCCGTATTCAAGACCTGCCAAGAAAAACTGATTGTTACGATTTCTAACAACGATGTTAGGACGTCCGTAAGACAACAATTTAACTGCTTTGTGTGTAGCAGCATCTTGTTTTTTAAGCGTAACTGATAAAGTTTGCTCTACAAATGAAGTACCATTTTCACGAGATGAAGTAATTACTTGGTCAAAAGTATTTGTACCTTTTAATTCAAATTTGTAAAGTGTTGATACGTTAGCAATTGTATCAATAGTGTCAGTTCCTGTTACATAAGCTACGTCTGTAGGATATGTATAGTCTCCGTAATTAATGAAGTAGATTGCATCAATACCACCGATGGCATCTTTACATACTTCTAATCTTCCGTTTGCGATATCACAAGCCATTTTTTTATATTTTTTTTAGTGAAACAAAAAAGGGAAGGCATTTGACCTCCCCTTTAAATTAATGTCTGTTAATATTAGTTAGCAGAGTTAGTGATTCCGTAAGTAACGATATCCTCAGCAAATCCGTATTTAGCATCTGCAGTAAAACGCATGATTACACGTACGTTTTCAGAACCGTCTAAGTCAGCCATGTCTAAAACTTTAACTTGGTTCATATCGTTCAACAAACCTGTAGCAAAATGCAAATTAGAAGTAGTTGAAGCAATACCTGTATTAGCAGCTAATCCGTTAGCCATGAAAATTGGTAAGCCATCGAAAGAAAGACTTCCGTTTGTGTACCATTGTGTACCTAAATTGTTAGTACCATTAGCTCCTAATCCTGAAGCTCCGAATCCACCTAATGCACGAATGTATGCTTTAACGATATTTTGAGAAAGGTACAATTTCAAATCAGGTTGTCCGTATAAACGAGAAGGAATAGCATCAACGATTTTACCGATTTCTGTAACAACGTTAGCAGCAGTAACTGTAGTACCTGCAACTTCTTGTGCAGATGGTAAAGCAGCATCAGCAGTAATTTGTGTCATGATACCTGCAAATTCTCCTGAGTTAGCGTTAACTCCTGTCCAAATTGTAGATTCCATAGATGCAGCTACTTTATCTGCAACGTAACCGATTAAGTAATCAGAGAAAGATTTAGGAAGTACATCAAATGCAGAGTAACCCATCTCAGCTGCTTGCCAAGTTGAATGGAAATCTTTTTTACATAATTGTAAGTTAACTTGGAACTCTTCAGGTTGAAGAACTTTCTCAGTTAAAGTCAATGTAGATGTAGCCGTGAAGTCGCATGATGCGTCTTTGGTTAATCCATCTGTACCGATTTTCTGAATTACTTGTTTGAATTTCACGTTAGGATGGATAGTAAGTCCACCTTGCTCTAATGTTGGTGCAGATAACAAAGCAGCAGCGATGTATTTACCTGCGAACTCACCTGCGTAAGTTGTAGTAATTGATGTTGTAGTTGCCATTTTTTAAAAATGTTTATTAGTTAATATTATTTGTTTAATTTTTCAAAGATTGAATCTAATGTTGTACGAGTTCTTTGTTTAGCGAACTTCATTACTTCAACTTGATTCGTGTTTTCAGGATTGTGCATAATTGGTTTTGGCTCTTCTGAAAGTTCGGTTGCTTCTGTTGCAACTTCTTCAACTTTAGAAAGCAATTCCAATTTAGCTTTCAATTCAATATTTTCTGTTTTTAATGCTTCGATTTCTGAAAAGAAAGTTTCTTTAACTACAGATTCGATAGTTTTCTTTGGAGCAGATACTTCTTCAGCAGCAGCTACTGGAACTTCAGGAGCAACCTCATCTTCAGGCATAACTTCTTCAGCCACTGGAGCTTCTTTAACTTCTTTAATCATTCCTTCTACTTCTACTACTAGAATCATTCCATTTTCTAATTCGTATTCACCAATCGGCAAAGGAATTTTTTGCTCATCCGTAGTAATGATAAATACTTCGTTATCCATTTCAAATGCGTCTGCTTCAAGAACTGTTGTTCCATCTGCTAACTTCATTTGTTCTAATTTAACTTCCATTCCTAAAAGTGCTTTGATTTTGTTAATTGTGCTATTTTTCATTTTTCGTTTTTATTTAGATATTATTTAAACGTTTATATTATATTCCTGTTGTATTTTTATCCGTTCTGACGAATGATAATTGTAGTACCTGAACTAATTGTTACAGAAACATTTTCAGTTCCTGTAGTCGTTCCTATGCCTTGTGCTTGAAGACTACCATCGCAACATTTCTTAGAGTATTTTCCATTTTCGCATAAACATCCCCTTTTACTTCCTGCTTTGGGTGATGAGTAACTCGGTGTTTTACTTTTCGCCATCTTGAATAATTTGTTTGATTTTTTCTATTAATAAATCTTCTTCACTTAACATTGACATTTCTAACTTGTCAGCGAAGTAACCTTCGATTGAGAATCCTTTTACTTTTCCGTCTTTTACATCTTGCCAAACTTCATCGTTGTTTACCTTCATTGAAATCATCCAAGTTCCTGTAGGTAAACTGAATCCGTATTTAGCTGACTTATCCTGAGCTGAATCTTCAATTATCCAACTTTCTACAACAGACATTCCTTTCAGTTTCTTGTCATGTTCGTAGGTAGCATTGTTTTGGTTTGAGTTCATTAAGAATAACTCTGATGCTTGACGTACTGTGTTTTCAGAAAAATAAATGTAGTATTCTTCTTTCGTCTTTTCGTTTACTCGGTAGATTTGTTTGTTAGGAATTAATGCAGCACCCATGAGAATCTTTTTCTCTGTGTCTATTTCCTTTAATTCTATTTCGTGTTTTGATAAGTGAATGAAGTTCTCTTCTATTGCTGGAGAATGAACTACAGAAACTGCATCAATTCCACTTAATGAATCTTTTTCGTCTATTACTAGTTCTACTATTTTCATGTTATTAAAACGTATTATTTGACTAATGTTGCATTTTCTATTCTGTTGCGATCTAATGATTGTGCTGTTGACATATCTCCTGAAACCACATAAGCCTTCATTGGTTTCTGTTGTAATTGTCCAAGTTGATTGATTCCTGAGTTACCAACTACGTTAAATGATGGAGACATAACTGTAGTTCCACCACCACCACTACCACCACTTCCACCACCACTTCCACCTATTCCTCCTCCTGATGGTGCACCACCACCACCAAGTGTTCTTAATGCTTTAGCTGTTGCTGCTATGTTTGCTGCTATTCCTATTCCTGTAGATATATTATTCATTGCTATTACAGGTATAGCTGATACACCACTTGAGGCTATTGCTTGAGGAGTTGCCAATGCTCCTGCGTTTGCTAGTTTATTTGCAATAACCATTTTAGCAATACCAATAGCTGATTCTGCAATAACTGCTGCTTTTTGAACTCCTTTTGATTTTTCGAATAATCCTTTAATTAATTGAACTCCTTGCATAGCAACATCTAATCCTTGTTGTTGAATTGCTGCCTTTTGTTCTGCTACTGCTTTTGCATCTGCAATTTCTTTTTCGCTTGCTTTTTTAGTTGCTTCTTCTGTTTTTAATCTCCATTCTTCTTTTTGTTTATAATCTAAATCCTGATATTTTAAATTAATATCATTGATTTCATTCATTTTAGCAAGTTCAATATCTGCTAAATATTCTGCGTTCCCTTTTGCTGAATTTTCAAGTTCTGCATATTTATCATTTACAAGTGCAATTTCTTTATCATTCTCAGATAAATTATTTAAGTAGTTTGCTTGTTTAATGGCATTTATTTTATCCATTAAATCTTGCTGAGTTAAAACATACTCCTCTTCTGTTTTAATTACTTCCTCAGTAGATTCAACTACTTTATCATTTTGCTCAACATACTTAGTTCCACTATTCGTAATCTTGTCTACGTTATTTGCTGCTGTATTTGCTGCTGAACCATAAGCATTAAATCTTTTTTCTGCTTTAGCAAGTTCTTTTTCTAATTGAGCTTGAAGTTCAACCTGTGAATTAATTGCTCGTAACATAATAGCATTAGAACCACCACTTGCAGCCATTTCTTTTCTAGCCGTTTCTTCATCTTTTTGTGATTTAGCTATTTTTGCACGAATTTCATCTTGTTTAGATAAATTTTTAACAATTAAATCTTCGTTTTTTTGAAGTGTATATTTTGCTTTTTGATATTCTAAGTAAGATGCTAATTCTTTATTCAGTGATTCTTGGAATTTAGCTTCGTCTTTAATATTTTTTAAAGTAGTACCATATTGACCATTGATTTTTTTAATCAAATCTTCACGTTCTTTAGTACCTGCATTAGTATTTTTTAATCGTGATATTAATGTTGCAAATCCTCCTGATTCTTTAGCAATATTTTCACGTTGTTCTTTTGCTTGTTCTGCTAATCTTTTATTTGTTTCTGCTTGTTTATCTGCTGCTTCATTATGATCACCCATTGCATAAATAAGTCCTGCTATTGCAGCACCTAATGCAACTACTCCAACAATTACTACTCCAATTGGATTAGCTTTCATTGCAGTATTTAAACTTATTTGCGCAATTGTAGCTTCTTCTGTTGCTACTGCTTCAACTTGAGTTGCTACTGCTACCTCAGTTGCTACTACTGCCTGTGTTTCTTGTCCTGCAATAAATAAAAGTAACTTTTGATAAGAGTCTTTAATAACTCCTCCTAGTTGTTTAAAACTATCAACGCTTTCTCCTACTGCTTGTAGTCCTGATGCTAATGCCATTGCTGACTGCACCTTTAATAATGCTTTCTCTACATCTTCACTTTGTGTTCCAAATGCACCCATAGCACCTGTTACAGCAGAAAAACCACCTGCTACACCTGTAAGTGAACCTGACAAAGCTTTAAACTTTGCATCCGGATTAAACGCATCAGTTAAGGCTTTCGCATCTCCAATTCTATCTTTAAGTATTGCAGCTTTCTTTGCCGCTTCAACTGCTTCTCTAGATGTTGCACCAAACTTATCAGATAAAACCTGTACCTCTTGTTGTGCTTGTTTTAATTGGGTTTTTAAAGGTGTTAAGTCTGCTTGTACATTTAATTCAACTACTTTCTTTTCTGCCATCAGTTAACTTTTTTTAGTGCGTGTTTTCTTCGTTCTTGTCTTGTCATTTTCCTAAAGGAAGTTGTGTAAGCATACTTTCCTTTTGCTATGTCTATGTTTTCTGAAATTCCGTAGAAGTTATCTAGGGCTAACATGGCAATAATGTTCTTTATCATTTTTGTAAAATATTAGTAGTTTGTGTTTCAATGATTCCTGTATTTAAAGTAAATTCAACTTTAATTGGGTAAACTGTTCCTGAGCTTCCTGCAGGTAAAGTAATAGTGACTAACTGACTTGAATTAATTAAATCAGGTGCAATAGTTACATCAGAACTTGTAGTTGATATGAATGCACTTGTTGCTCCGTTTACAAAATCAACTGCAAATTGTACAGCTCCTCCATCAACTCCTACATTTGGAATCTGTGTATGATTTACCATAGGTCTAAAATCTAGAATCAATTGAAAGTTTACCTCTCCAGTAGTTAGATTAGACTGCATTGAATTTATAATATATCTTTTATCTCTTATGATTAATCTATCGTTTAATTTTAGCTCTGTCAAAAGTGAGATAGGTAATATCGTTTTTACGCTGATTAATCTCTGCTTTAAATTGTAAAGATTGTACAGATAAGAAAAATAATATGTTGCAAATAATGTTTGTTGCACTGGTACATTTAACATCGTTGAAATATCAGCAGAAAAGTTTAAAGTATAATCTGTTAAATTAGTATATAAATCTTGACCAAATGGAGTGTAATTAGTAATTGTATTTACTGAAGTTCCATTATGATATTTAAAATCTGCATCTTTATTATCATATTGATAAAGTAAAACAGGTTTAGTAACATATGGAGCAAACTCATTATTTAATGCATAGCCTACTTGTAAATTTGTTCCTGTAAATTTTGTTTGTAATAAATTTTCAAAAGGAACATCTAAAGTAAACTCATCACCATCATAACTGTATTGATAAGTTGTATCTCCATATTCACGAATGAATAACTGACTAAATTGTTTGTTTAAAAATGATTCAGATTTTTGAAATTTCATCGTAATCTTTTTATACAATTTCATTTTATCTATACTAATTGTATCTACATCTGTATATTTCGATATATCAACAATTGCTCCTTGTGAATACCAATCGTCTAATGGTTCTAATTGATATGTATTAGCAGAAGTTGCATAACAAGTTAAATTAAACAACTTACATATTCCACTAAAAAATTCACTAATCTTTATCACTGGAGCATATGAAGCTAGATTAATATTTGCTATTGTGGTAATTGGAGCTAGATAACCTACTGCACCTGTTGTTAGATTTGTTGTTCCTGATGTATAAGTTATTTTATAATTTATTTGAGAATTAATGGTCATTGCCATATTACTCCGTATCTTAAAAGAATAAACAGCATTTAAACCTGCAGTATCATAAATTACAGCTACATCATGAGCCATTACACCACTACCGATAAAAGTATTTATTAAATTACCATTAATGTAAACATCTAAATAGTGTACAGCTAATGCATTTGATACAGATGTGACATTAAATTGAATTTGATGTGATACAACATCTCCTCCTTTATAAATTAATGTAAGTGTATTATTTGTCAAATCAAATTGATTACCTGCATCAAAATTTGGTGGTGGTAGTTGAGTTACAGATGTGATATCAATGTTTGCTTGTTCAGTGCTATATGAAAATTCACCTTTGTTTTTATACCATAAGAATAATTTAGTAAATCTATCATCACTTAGGAAGTTTCCGTTGAATTGTACTGAATACTTTTGTGATATTCTTTTAAATATTTCTTGAACTCTAAGCGCAGGAAATAATTCTTGATAATGTATATGCCCTGAAGTTTGATGAATATCATTGGAACTACTAGTTGGAATTGTTAACCAACTTGGAGTAATTGTAGTAGGAGCTATACTTTGGTAAGTCCATATTCGTTTAGAGCTAATTAAGGGATATTTAACATCATAAGCATTTGTTCCATCTAAAATCCTATCTCTTACTGCATCACCTGAATATTCATGATTATTATCTGTGTAATCTAAATCAGAAAGTAAATCCTCTCCAAAGTAATCTAATAACGTCTTCCCTTCACCGTAAAATCCTAATGTATAACTTTCTATTTTTCCGTTTTTTAGTTGCGCTTTTTCTACTTGAATTTTACCACGTCTAAAAAATGTTAAATCAATTTCAATCAATCCAATTCGTCTTATATTATGATCAATAGTTGCATCTACATCTGTTTGATAAAAATGCTGAATAATAGCATTATTGTAAGGTGAAGCAGGAATAGTAAAAGCCTGTGAAAAGTCTGTATAAGTCTTAGATATATCTGCTACGTTTTGTTGCGTTGATGTTACTTGAATTTCTTCATCTTTAAATAACTCAAGTCTTTGTCCTTCTATATATACTTGTATTTTTCTTTCCATTACACTACTGAGTTAATTGTATCGTAAGCGTATTCAAAGTCTAACTGATAGTTAATCATGTGTGTATTTATGCTTTTAAATAGCTCTGTTGATTTCGTGTTTATCTTCACTGGTGATTTGTCTAATAAGATTCTTTCGCTTAACATTAGCTGTCTAATCGTTTCTGAGTAGCTTTCGTTTACCCAATCCGTGTTTACCTTTATTTGTTCCTTTGCGTTAGAATTAAAGATTTTGCGTTGACCTTCTAATACATCATAACTTGGATAAGTTGCAGGCATTAAATTATACTCCGTGTTTTCAACGCTGATTGATTTGTTACTTGCTTTGAAAAACCACTCAGTTTGCCAAGCTCCAAACTTATTAACGAAATCGCATCTAATAGGTGTGTATTTACATTCGTCTTTAGGTCTAAATGTTGCACTCCATACTGTACTTCCTCCTGTTATTATTTCAACAAGATTTCCTGCACTTAAATATGTTGGCCATACTTTAGCCCAATCATTAACGTTTGACGTAGCCAAAGAACCTGTTTGAATTGCTCCTGTTACTAAGTTTGTATATTTTATTGAATACCCACTTGTACCTTCTATTGTAATATGTCCTGTGTTTCCTGTGCCGTCTAAATAGTAATAAGAATCAATAGGAGATAAATGAATAGGAGATAATGTAGGATTAGCTCCATCTGTGTAATTTCCGTAACCATCATAACAACGATAAGAAACTATATCTGTTATTTGAACAAATCCACCTGTAGTTTTCTTGAACTTTTTAATACCTACCCAACACCATTGAGCTGCAGGAGTAACAGGATTTCCACTTGTAACATTTTGTAATGAGTTGTGATTAATGTATTCACGAATGTAAGGAGATATGTCGTAATATGTAGCAGGTGCATTTGATGCAGGTATTTGCTTACTTAACACATAAGCTGGTGAACTTGGTGCTGGTGTGCTATTACCATTCCATAAGAATACATGAAGCATTGAAGCAGTCTGTCCTGTTTCGTTCATTGTGATAATATACGGTGATCGTGCGAAAATTGCCATCTATTTTTTTTGTTTAGGAAATGTTGTTGTATTAAATAATTTTATTGCTTCTAATCCGAATGCTTCTACTAAGTCATTAGGTAATCGTTTATATGCAGCTTCAAATGGTTTAGTAAAAAACAAACTAGGTTTAATTCCATTGATGTAAACTGAACGTGCTATAGCAAATGATAAAGACTTTCTACTTTTAAACTTTCCTTTATCTCTAGGTGCTAATCCTTTTTTAACTATCCATTTATCAAATGCTTTTGGTGGTGGCATCTTTGTAGTATAGTTAAAATCTGTATTGTATTTTTTCTTTATACCACTTACTCCTTTATCCTGATAAAAGCCATATTCTTCCATTGTAAACTCCATGCTGAATGAATTAGGCATTGCCTTAACATTTCCTTTAATAGAGTTGTAAAGTGTCTTAGATGTGTTTTTTCTTTGACGTGTTAAATTAGATTTTGCCTGACTTATGACATAATCACGAAACTTGTTTAACTCTAACTGAAGCTCTGATTGTTTCATTCTCCTTTAAGTGCTTTTATAAATTCTGTCATTGCCCGGCTTTTAATGCTTGGATGAAAACATATATGTCAATAAAATCAAATCCATTTATTTGACATGAAAGATCAAGTAAAATTGTTCCCTGATTTGTAGGCACATGGCATTGACTTTCGCTGATTACTTCAATTTCACCATCAAATAAATAACTTGAATCATTGAATAAAAATCCGTTTTCTATTGTAGTTATATTCATATTAAATGTATTGTGTGATTCGTACTTGTCTAATTACTGACACATCTCCAACACCACCACTACAAGCGAATAGAAAATATAAAGGAACTGAATTATTTAAAGTAAATGTGTTAATGGAAGTACTTGCAGTTCCATCAGTTACAAGTTGTGCAGTAGATGCAGTTTTTGCTACTAACCCTACTTTTTGAATATCTCTAGCTTGATTGAAATATGTTTGAGCTGTAGACAAATTCCCTCCAGTTGCAACTAATATTGCGCCTGTTAATGTATTTGAAGTGTTAATATATATTTGATTTTGTACTGTACCCGCAACTCCTGAAACACGTTGAATACCCCAACTAATTTGAATGATGGAATTTGTTGCTATTGTATTTGCAGGTACTAATAAAGAAGTAGAAATAGTTAAAGTTCCACCCGTTATTGGTGTGCCATCAGGTACACTTACGGCAATTACTGAAGGATTTGAAGTTGTAGTAACAACCATATTTCCACTACCTAAAATAGAACTTCCATTAATTGTTTTGATGTTTGTACCACTTACTAGGGTAGCTTGTTTGGTTGCATCTTGTGTATCAACATAAGTAGTTGTTGCTAATCCTGATATGCTAGGTATAGTTGGTTTATTTAAAATCTGAGCATCTCCACTTGTAGCATTCCAATCAGCATTAACGTTTACTTCAGCTCCTTCTGCTATTCCTGTGAGCTTTGTTTTTTCCGTGTTTGTGTAGTCGTTTGTACTTAGTCCTTTTCCTGCTATCTTATCCACCTTTAAATTCAAAGCAGTTTGTATAGCTGTTGAAATAGGTTTATTTACGTCTGATGTATTGTCTACATTTCCTAATCCTACTTGGTCTTTAGTTATAGAAGTTGATTCAGGTGCTTGAGATACTGAACCCCACGATGAAGCAAATCTTTTGTCAACTAATACATAAGCAGTTCCACTCCATGTATAAAGATTAGTTGTGTCTAATGCTTTGTATAATACAACAGTTCTACCCGTTGCAGGAAATGAAGCTAAGTTTGCATAGCTTTCAGTAATGGAAGGAAGATTGAAATTAAACGCCATTAGCAAATAGTCATTTCGTTAGGAACTACTATATCTAATGTCATTGTCCAACCTGCTAACAAGTTCTCGAATCGTTCTGTAAATGGTTCTAATGTAGGATCATTCTCAACTACATATTTTGCATCCCATAAGTTACCATGAAGCATCTGTTGATATGCTCTATTTAATACTGCGTGTTGCGCATTAAGTACGTCTAGTTCGTTGTTATTCTCCTGAAAGATATCAATCACTTCAGACTTTGAAATGTCCACTATATCCATTGCTAGAATAGAAACATTAAAACTCATTGTGTTATCTCCCAGTGTAGAACTATTTACCATGATGTGAGTTAATGGAAAGATAGTCTGTTTGTTTAAGTCAACCTGAAAGATGTCACCTTGTGTAACAGAATTAACAATAGGATCATTGTCAAAATGAACCTTTAGTTTGTTTAATAAATCGTAGAATCCTGTCATCGTTTTAAATTTCGTTCAAATTGTCGTTGTTCAATTTCGTTTTTTTGCTTTTCGAAGACAAGATAGGTGAGACATTTAGTAAGTCTAAGCTCGGTAATTGCATCGAACTTTGTAACGTCTCCTTTAGCGAGTCCATATATTGATTGATACCATCCCCATCGTTTGGCAAATTGAGTTGTTTCTGAAAAGTCGCTGATAGCTTCTTGTCCTTCTTCATCTGATTCTCTAAATAATTCAGGGTAGCCTGCAATAACTCGTTTCCTAAACTCCAAAAAAAAACACTTGATGCTAAGACAACATCTAGTGGAGCAAACTTCATTAACTCCTGAAAGTCCTGATTAGGTTCATATGGTAAAACATCGTATTTATCTTTCCGTGTTTTGATAATCGGACGATACATTACAGCCATTGCTTTGTGATAACTGTCCCATGTAGTTAGATGATTCTCCAAATCTACATACTCACCAAAACTGATTTCTTCTAACTCTGGAATAAATCCAAACTCAATCTCTCCTTCTTCTGATTTTATTTTAAACCTGTTTTGAAACTGTGGCTTCTCTGAAAATAACTTTGTGAAGTGTGCTATTAGCTCATTTAAGCTCGTTAGCTTCATTTTAACTACATCCTTTAGTGTTATGCCACAAAAGATTTCTACCATCTTCTGAGCAACAAATTCTTCATCATTGGAATCTGCCTGAACTTTAAGAAAGTCCTGATAGTGTTTAAGTGGAATTTCACTTAGGCTCGAAGGTACGTTGATTTCTAACTTCATATTAATTAAACGATTTATTTTTGTTTTGTTGTACGTGGATTATATCGAAAGCTGCAGTCAACATTTGGAAGTGTCTTCTGATTTGCATAACGTCATTGAATACTATTGTGATTTTTTTACCCGTTTTTTCATAGATGTAATCCTCTACTACTCTTTTCATCATTGGTAAATCATCTGATGTTGTATTGTCCATAGTTCTTTTTTAAACCTAGTGTTTCCATCTCGTGATATCTTAATGCGTCAATAGCGTGATTGAAGTGATCAATAGGTACGTTTGTTTTTTCTCCGTCTTTCTTTACACTCCAACAATAGCTTCTAAGTTCTTTGATTAGGTTTGTACTGGAACTGGTCACTAAGTATTCTTGTCTTTGCATTACGTCAATTCCAAACTTGATTGAATCTACTCCTTTGGTTACTCCTTTAATCATCTTGCCGAATCTACGAATCTCTTCGATTGATTTAGGCTCTGAACTATCAGCATAAATAGTAACGCTGTTAGGTAGCACTTTTGCTATGTCAGAATTTACCATTCCTGTACGGTAACATATCTCGTTTATAATTCTTTGTCCGTTGTAGTTGTAAATTTCTATTGCTGAGGTTGGATCGTTCGTGTAACCAAAGTCTAACCCTATTCCTATCAACTTAGCTTCGCTTGGTATTGTGTCTATTGTTTTCCAGTTATTAAAGATTACTCCTTCTAAACTTCCTATTTCTCCTAGTCCGTACACTTTCCACCAATTCGCCCAATAAGATGACGTTGCTGCTTTTTCACGATTCTTTTCTATTTGGCTTACGATTGATTCATCTAATGCTTCGTTGTCCTTGTACGTTAAGATTATAAAGTCTGAGTCAGGTTCGTCTTTTAGTTCCTTGTGTACCCAAAACTCATTGGCAGGATTAAAGTCTAAGAATACTTCTCTTTTAGTCCGGATTGAAAGCTCATTATAAGATTCAAAGCTGACGTTGTTGCACTCGTTTATGTATAAGATGTCTCTCCTTGCTCCTCGTAGTTTAGATGCGTCATCTGCTGAGAAAAACTCCATTACAGAACCATTGCCAAACTCGTATCTTAAAAGTGTCTTATTGAATCTATCGTCATTGTATCTGCCTGTCCAACGCATTATCTTTACGAAGTCTTTTAATGCTCCTCTTCGTAAGTGAGGGATTGATTCAGCTACTACAGATACTTCTAGGTTTGGCTCTTTAGCGCACTTGTCTATCAACACGGGCAAAATCCCAAATGTCTTTCCCGCACTGGTTCCCCCTTGAATTATCTTAATCCGTTTTTTCAAGGATAGAATCTTATTTATCGCAGTTGTTCTTTTAAACATAGTTATTCCTCAGGGAACAATGGTTGCTCAGTTATAATCGTGCTTTCAACTTTTTCAGTTAAGCCATTCAAACGCTGTGTAATGGATGGATTGTACTGTCCTACCATGCCTCCTTCGATTTGGTCTTGACGTATTGCTTTTCTTATACGTGTACAGATAGGAGTAAATTCTGAGTATCTTTTATCAGTATTCTTAAAATAATCTTCAACGCATCCTACTCTATCGTAGCAAAACAATTCAAATCCTTCTAATGTTAGAGGTCTTTCTAGTGGTTCTGCTCTTTCTTCAAATTCCTTTCCTCCGAATACGCTTTTGATTCTTGGATTCGCTTTTACGTCTGTTTTATACTTGTCGAATAGTTCACTTAGTTGTTCTGGTGAATCTAGGTTTCTTGGTCTTCCTACTTTTGCCATTTGTTATTTCGTTTTTTTATAGTTTTTAAAGTGGTCTAAAAATTCATTTTCGCTTATTTCTTCTACGCACATTAGTCCATCAGCATCTGTTAGATAAACAACATAGTGATAACCTAATTTAGTTAAATTGTCTGTTACTGCATTAGCAGCTTCGAGCATTTCTTTTCCGTGATCAACTAAGTAATATTTCATTTCGTGTTTATGTAAAAAGTCTTCCTATGTTTGGAAGTTGATTAACTACATCTTGATTGTTATCGTAGTGAACAGTAATATTTAAGTCTTTTACCTTTTGTACTTTTGCTTCGTTGCTTCCAGTAGCGTAAACTCTTGAGAATAGTATTCCTGCTTTGTTTGCTCTTACTAACATTCCGTCTTTTGAATCTCTCGCTGAAATGATGTACACATCTGCACCGGATTGAATAAGATTGACTGCTCTATCAAATCCTTTTTTAGTTGAGAATGTTCCGTCATAATCAAACGATATCTTTTCTACTGCAAGTTTCTCTGTATAGCTGGTGCGACAAATTGCACTACGTTGTTGTGTATCGTATTCGTTTATCATTATATTGTCAGACATACATCTCTTTAAAAAGTCTGCTTCTGATTCTCCTGAATGTGGTTTAGGAATTGGCATCTTCCTCTTTATATTCGTTGAATACTTGTTGCATCTTTACAACTATTTCACGTAAACAACTAGCACAAGATGTTGGCTCTTGTCTTACTTTGAAAACACGATTATAAATCTTTAGAATTTCGTCTTGCTCTGAAGGTTTGATTGAGTTCTTGTAAAGTACCTGTGTTTCGTTTAGGTAATTATATTCAACTTCTGTTAAACATTCAGGTTTGTTGTATGGAAATAATGCGTTTAGCTTTGCTTTGCGTTCATCACATCCGCAGTCATCTCCAGCAATAAACTTAACTAGCTTTTTAATTCCCGTTGCTTCTGTGATTTGTTCGATTGTATCTCCTAATCCTTGTGCTTTTTTAATTACTCGTTTTGCCATTGTTTATTTTTTAAAGTGTTCTTTACTTAGTTCTGCTAAATCATCTCTAAGCATTTTTATCTCCTTTTGAGATTTTTGTAACTGTTGATAATAATAATTATCTAATTCATCTTCAGCTTCAACTTCATCAATTAATTTACCTAAGTTATTAACTTCTTTACCAAAGTGTTTGTATTGACTAGCTATAACTCTAAGAAACAAATTTAATTCTACTAATTCTAATCTTGATAATTTCATATTTATTTTATTAGTTCAAAATCTTCGTTTAAATAATCTTCAAAATCTTCTCCAATTGATTCTTTAAGTCTTTCCTTGCAGTTCTTTAATGTGTTAAATATAGAAGTCAAACTGATATCTGTTTCTTCTGCTATCTCACGCATTGATAAGTTTGATTCTCTGTATAGATTAAATAGTTTTATGTCGTACCAATGCCATTTATCTACTTCTTCCTGTATCTTTTGTTCAATTATGTTAAATGCTTCGTGTTTTTCTACGTTGCAATCATCATAACTTAATTTTACACAATCGTCAATAGATACGCTTTCAATCTTTCTAGCTCTTAAATGATCCACATAAACACTACGCAGGATTAACCACATAATGTTTTTATTGACTGAGTCAGTTACTATCTTATCTATATGATTTAAACGTATAATTTTAATATATGTTTCTTGTACAATGTCATCAGCTAGGAAGTATTCGCCAAAACTATTGACGATTCTCACCCAATCTTTGTGATGCTTTGCAAGTGTTTGTAATTTATCCATTGGTTAAATTCTAATCAAACTTACGATGAAAATCTAATCACGTTGCTAAAAAGTTTTCAACAATAAAAAAGCCACCTGTTAAAGTGGCTTCTGTTTACATTCTTTCACGCAGTAAATATTCGTCTAATTTGATTGCAGTGCTTAGTGTGATGTCTTTGCCTTGCAAGAATTTGTCTATTTGATATTGGTGAAACTTTCCTGTTTTTGATTTAATGTCCTGCACGATTTGATTTCGTGTTTTGCTACGTAACAACTTCACTAATTGCTTACGCAACTCACCCTCGTCAATGTACATTAGAAAGTATTTTTTCTATTGCCGCTTTATGTTTTTCTAATGTATCTAAATACATTCCATCGTAAGTAAATATTTTTTTTTCTTTATCTAATTTCATTTTTCTATGGATTTTTCTATGTTCTGAAATAGTCATAACTAACACATCATTTAAATAATTATAATTCCAATGATGTAACTCATAACCTTTTTCACATTTATTTAATCTATGTAAATTTTTATATATCTGCGTTTTCATCCAAGGTTTATCATCAGTTATATTTCTATACTTTTCTAAGTAATTCAACCTTTGATATTTTTCACGCCCTCGTTTTCTTTCGCTTTCAACAAATGATTCATCTTTATATAATCTATGATGCCTTTCAGTTGCCTGTAATTTACAACAATCTTTACATTTATTTAAGTGTCCATCAGTCATTTTACGATGAACATAATATTCAGAAACTACCTTCTCAACATTACATACAATACAATTTTTTGTTTTCATATTACTATAACGTAAAAAGGTAGTTTTTGGTTGCCTTTCTAAAAGGGAAGGTCATCATCCATATCATCACTTACTGGTCTTCTTTCTGTTGTCTCAGGTGCAACGTATGGTTCTGAGAATGCTGCAGAGAAGAATGATCCTGCTTTACCTTGTTTAACCCATAACGCAACTTCCATTTCTTTGCCATTTACGTTTACTTTTCCTTTGTAGTCTGGGTGGTTATCCGCTTTCTTGTTCGTGTTTTTGAAGATTGCTCCCGTGTTTAACTTGTTTTCCATTTTGTTTAAATTTAATCAATTAAAAATTCATCTGTGTTTACTACTTCAACACCTTCTACTAATTCAGATACATTACTTGTAACTATTGCCGTAGTGTGTGGATTTTTGTTTTCACTTAACCATTTCATTAATGGCTTTACTGCTTGTTCAAATGTTTGTTTTTCCATTGTATATATATTTAATTGTTTACGTTTAAAATGCTCCTCGCCATATATAACCTACAAAATGTAGGAATCCGTAGCAAAAAACGGATAGTGCAAAAAGCAGAAATAGGATTGCTAGTGTTTTCTCTTTCATTGTTCTTGTTGTTTAGATTATTCCGTTTTTAATTAGTTCTTGCTCAAGTAAATATCTCATGCAATCTTCCTTTCTACCTTGAAAGTGAACACTTGATTCATCTTCACTTACTACTTGGTATACATCATTGCTTGGGTAAAGGCTAACTATCTTCATTGTTCTTGTTGTTTAAGTAATTGAGTTAACAAATTTTTTCGCTTCTTCTAAAGTGTCAAATTCATCTTGTGTGTACTGAAAGAAATCACCTCCAAACATAGGTGTTACAAATACTACATACTTTTTATTAGAAGTTACTCTTACTTCTGCGTAGGTTTCCATACCTAAATCTTGTTCATATATCACTTTCATTGTTCTTGTTGTTTAAAAATATCAAGTTCTTTTCTTACTGATTTCCAATACAATCTATCTTCGGGCATATGTAAGCAATCACTTTCAATAATTGTATCTACTGCTACTTGTGCTGATAATATAGCATTATCACATTCTCTGCAACTAAAATTAAATTTATCTACTAATTCTTTTGCTTGTTCTTTAGTTGCTACTTGTTTCTTTTTCATTGTTCTTGTTGTTTAAATTTATCCGTGTTTTACTTAATTAATATCATTTCTATTTAAGATAAGTGGTAAAAATTGCCACTTATTCTTGATTGATTTGTTCATCTAATATTTGAAGGTTTCCGCTGAATACATATCCAATTGCTTTTAATAGTCCTTCACACATTCTTAATGCTTCGTCTAAGTCTACATCGTTAAATGGCACTTCATGTGTTACCGTGTGTTCGTATTGTTCTATTGTTATTTTCATCCGTGTTTATTTAGGCATTGTTCGTGACACATCTTTTGTTTTAAATTCGTCTTTCAGTCGTTCCAAGTAAAGTACAAAGTCCATTGCTTCTTCTTGTGCGTGTGTAAGCCATTCTAACGTGCTTAAATCAGTTCTTTCTAGCGTTGTGTTGTACTTGGCTATTCCTACTTGCGAACGTTCGGCAAATCGGCTTAGAACACGAATGACTATTTGGTCTTCGATTAGTTGATTCATATTTGAGTTAATTTATTAATTTTATTTTGATATCTATTTATTAAAATTTCTTTTTTTAATACTTTTTCAATATTTATTGTTTGTTCTTTTGCAATAGCAGCAGCAACATCATATGAAATTAATTTGTAAACTTTTTGAACTGTGCTTAATGAACAACCAACAGTTTCTGAAATGTCTCTATAAGAATAATTAGTATTAATTCTATAAACACATATTTCTTTTATATATTTCTTTTTAATCCAATTATCAAATGTTTCAGGTTTTCTATTCCCACCCTTATATTTACCATTTAGTTTTGCTTTTTCAATACCTATTAATTGTAAATTTCTTGATTTAACAAAATCTCTTCCATGAACTAATCCATGACATTTTACACATAATGGAACTGTAAAAGCACCTCCCATAACTTTTGGCACAACATGATGGTTTTCTAATTTACCAATATAACCACAATTACAACAAGCATTTGTATTCATAGGAAATTGATTAAGGTGTTGTAATACTCTCGGCAAAGCTCTACCTGCTCTTTGATTCGTTCTATAACTGCTTCGTCTTTCTGTACAAAGAATACCTTCACACGTCTGTTCTTTGGAATGTGGCTAAAGATATGCTTCTTCTGAATCTCGTCTCTTAAATCCAAACTTTCCTCCATTAGATTAAGTTTCCAGTGAGTTCTTCTAATCTCATCCTCAACCATTAACTCAGGAGTATCAACTAAACAGTAACATAACATTGACTGTTGTTTACCTGTAAGCCACATATAACCTTGCAGTTGGTAGTAATAGTCCTTTGTAGGTATCTCAGTTTCAAAAAACGGAAAGGTAGAACCATCCCAAGAGCTTTTAACATCTAACAATACTTCTTCCGTGTTTACGTCAGGTGTTCCTGTAATCCAATCATTCTCGTAAAACTCCTCATTCTTGTAAATAAATCCAACGTCTAACACTTCATTGACTAAGTTTATTGATTCGTTCTCAACTTCATTTCCTTTGTCTGTGTAACGTGAGCTGAACTCTTTTCTGATTCCGTATTTATCCTGCAGCACCATCTCGTGAATGTAAGTCTTTGCAGTCTGTGAAAGCACCTCCGATTTATTACGAGGTGCTGACATAATTTTTCCTATAGCAGAGCATCTAACTTTCATAGTGCGTTGAGTATATCAATTTGACCTTCTGTTAACGTGAACTTAGCTTCTAAAGATTCACGTGTTATCTTTCCTTCTGTTAGTGCTTTGACTGCATCTTGGAATCTCTTAGCGTCTAGCGTTTGTTTCTTTGGTTCGTTTTTTACTTGCTCTCCTCCTGCATCAGTATCTTTATCTGTTACTAATCCTAGCATTGCACTAATCGCATATCTGCGAATGTAAGTAATTGCAGAACCTAGAACTTGGAAATCGTTCATTCCTTTCAGTTGTACGTTCTGAGGAATAGTAGTTGAGCTTTGGATTTGTTCTCCTGATTCTACGTGGAAAAGAATCGTCAAGACATCCCCTTCGTTAATTAACTGAGTAAATCCTAATCCGTGTTTTTTTAATAGTGGATTTATTACACTAAAAATCTTAGGTAAATCCGAGTAAGAATATCCATAGCCTTGTGTTGCTTTGTGGATCACTGGTACTTCTTGTTGGAACTGAGCCAACGATTTAAATAAATGTTTCATAATAAATTGGGTTTTGTTTATACAAAGATATAACATTATTTCATATCTCGCACTAAATCTTTATATTTTTTTATAATTTCTTTTAATTCGTCTTTTGTCCATTTTTTTGTAACGTGTCTTTTTGCTTCTAGTTCATCAAATCTTTCTTGTCCGATTTTAGAACATAGTCTTGTTCGATATTCCAACAAGTTACCTGATAAGAATTGATTGCAAGTAATGCAGCTTGAATGTACATTGTCTTCATCGAATCTTACGTTATGGTGATTGTTAGCGTTCCAAAAGTGAGAAGCATTAACTCTACCTGTTATTGGTTTGTCACAAGATATACAAGGTAATCCTTTATCTCTTAAGTTTATGTACTTATTGAAGATTGTCTGTGCTTCTTTTAGCCAATCCTGAGTAGTTTTAAGTTCTTGTTTCATCCGTGTTTTGGTTACTTTCCATTGTTTTTGTTGGAATTCTACAACAGCAGCTTTTAAACATTCATGTTGTAAGCAATATTTTTGATTGAATCTGATAGGTTCAAACTTTTGTTTGCAGTTTTTACATCTCATAACGGTAATTTAGTGATTGAATATTTACTAAACTTATCCTTGTTTAATTTATATCCTAATTTTTCATACATTTTTAAATAACGATAAACTGATCGTTCTGAAATTTGTAAATATCTAACCATTGCATAAATTGGTCTTGGTTTAGTTTGTAAATATTCCATTAATTTAATTACTCTGAAAATTCTATTTTGATTCATCAGTCTACAATTATTGATTCTACAAATTGACGGAATCTAATCTGCAAGTCTACCTGTTGTTCGTAGATTTGCTCTCGGTTATCTCCGTAAATACTTAAAACTTGGTCATCCACTCGTCTAATCTCTTGCATTAACATATTTGCTTTGCGTTTTAGGTCTCGTTTAAATACTGATTGATCGTTTAGGTCTTCTATCCAATCTGCTAATACTGGAAGTACTGCTGCTAGTGCAACTAGCTTATGCTCTATTCTCATAATTCTACGTTTTTAAATTTAAGTTCGTGTTCTAATTCTTCTATTCTTTTCTTTAATTCTCCGTTTATATGCAGACATCTGTTGATTTCTCGTCCGTGTAAGCGTAGTTCTGTCTCAAGTTCAATGATTGCTAACTGTACTTGCTTTAAATCGTTCTCCGTGTCTCTTGCTCCATTAATGTACGCTGCAGCTTCAGGTCGTTTCTCCTGTAATTCTTCTCGTGTTAGCTTTACTTTCCAAATGTTCTTTTGAATAAGTCCTTTGATGTAAAGTAGTTTTAATCCTATGTCCATCCTTTGTTGTTTAGTGCGTTCAACTTCTGCTCTGTCATTGTAATTTTGGCTTGGAAAGGTTCTTTTACTCTGTAAGGTTTTAAAGGGTCTTTTCCGTGTATTTCAAATCCAATGCCTTTGTTAAAATCACAAACAACTGGTTCATCCATTCCTGTATGTTTTCCTCCTGTTTCCATATCTTTGACCTTTTCTACTTGTACCCAAGTTTTGTATTTTAACTCAGGATGTTTGATTAGTCTATGTATAACAATCATATCGTCACATCTGTTTAAGAATGCCTTACCTCCTTCAATGTGGTCTTTTAATGGTGCTTTTAGATGTCCTTTTAGTTCTCCATCAGCATACAAGTTCCCTGTTCTACCTGATTCAGTATTTGGGTGCGTGTTTATGTAGATTGTCATTCCTGTCTGATTAACAAATTGTCTTGCTTGGTTCATAAATTCATAGTTTCCTGCAAAGCTCATCTCTCTATCAAGTCCTGTAAATGGGTCTATTAATCCAACATCAGCTCCGCTTTCTAAAAATAGCTTTAATACATCTGCAGGTTTGTAAAGTTTAGAGTTATCAATGAACATAAATGACTGTTCTAAAAATGCAAGGTCTCCGGTTATCTGAGAATGACTAAGTTCTTTAAATGGCTTACCTCTGTACATCTGTATCATATCACGCAGGATTTGTCCTTTCTGATTCTCACCACTCCAAATGCAGAAGGTTAAATTGTGCTTTAATGCTAGCGTAAGAAAGTACCAATTTATCCAATAAGTTTTTCCTACGTTGTCGTGACCTAAAATTATGTTTAGTTGCTTAGGTTTAAATCTTAAATGCTCATCGAGGAAGCAGTCTAATCCTAACCCTTGTTTAATCTTGCCGTCTTTTACATCCAATAGATATTGTAACGAATCTCCTTGTTTCAGTATCATAGTTATTTGTTTAAGATTGCTAATATACTATCACTTTCCGTTTTTATCGTCCTGTCAGCATATTTATCTAACGTCTCAGCTCTACTAAAAAATTCAGGTGTACAATACTGGTAGTTGTTTTCTTTGTGGTAAGGATTCTCTTTGCAGTTTTTGATAGCGTTTATAATATCCTCTTTTTTGTATCCGTCTTTTAAACGTGCTTTGTATGAACGTTGTACCTTATCAGCAATTACTTTAAAGTTTCTGCCAAAAGTTTTATTCACAAAGTCAAGCAACGCTTGATAGTCTATATTATATATTACACTTACACTATCACTTACACTATCACTATCGGCATTTTTGGTATCATTTGGTATACGGTCGCATTCTTTCGCATCCCATCGCTTCTTTGCGTTAGCACTATTACGTTCTCGTATGTTTTCGTATTTTAGTAAATCACGCTTGAGACTTTGTCTAATCGGTTCAAATGCAATTTCTACAAGTGGGTTGTCTGTTACTGGATGTTGATCATTAACATAACGCAAGATGTGTTTAAGTAAAGCTCCTGCATCTACATCTTTTAATTTCTCTACAGTGTGAATAATATCACAGTAAAGCAGGAATGAATTTTTTTCTGTTGCCATTAGCAAATTATAAGTAATAAAAAAAGCCATCTTAAATCCCAAGCATCCGACCTCTTGTTCATTAAAATGGCTAATAATATCCTTGCGTTTATATTGTCGGATGAACGCATACAAAGATAACGAAACTTATTCTAATAAAGTTGCTTCATCTTCTAAATTTTTATATCTGCCTTCTGCAATCCATCTTTTGACACGTAACAACTTGTAAAGACTTGTACATCCGTTTACATCGTCAATAATGTTTCTAGGCTGTAGAATGTACTTTGAGTCAACTAGGAATACTTGATATTCCCTAATGATTCCCATGTATTCATCTTTATTATATTGCATGAGATTTTTATGCGTTTTAATATTGTGAATTACTGAAGCATGATGCTGATTGAAGTAAGCACCTATTTCGTTAAAAGTTAGTTCCTCTTTTCGTAGTTGGTTCATCAAAAAGCACTTCTTATAAATATTTTCTTTTCGTCTATTTCTCTTATTGAGTTCGTCTCTTTCGATTAGATACGTTACTCGTTCTATTAAATCGTTTTTCATTTCGTTAAAATTTAAATTCTTCTATTTGAAAACTACCCATATTAAAACGTCCTGTTTCGATTAGATCCCTCTTTTTCCAGTATGCTAAACTCTTGGATGTAAATATCCATTCTTGAACTATAGCTAATCCTATTTTGTAAGTTAGTTTGTATTTCATTTTTTTTAGTTTAAAATCCGTAAAAATCGTTTAGTGTTTCTTCGTCTGCATACTCCAAGTAAACTTCCTCCATAAAGTTTTCTTCTATGTTTCCGATTCGTGTTTTAGTAGGTTTCACCTGACTATTTCTTACAATCATTTTTAACGTGTTTCGTAAATGCGTTTCAGTCATTTGGTCAACATCAATTAAATTTCCATTTTTCATTTTCCAATAATACGTCATAACTCTTGATTAAATTTTATTTCACATATTCTTCTGTAAAGCTCCTCGTTGAAGCTGCCTCTAATTGTTTCTGCTGATGACTTCGTTTTCCAAAACTGAATCATTCGTTGTAGTTTAAAAATCATAATATTCTGATTTATCTTCGTGAATTTCACAAATACGTTCTCGCATATCGTCAAACAGGAATCCTTCGTTTCTACGCATTTTTTCAATTTCTTCTGCTAGCCATTCTTTGTAAAGTATTGTAGGTTTGATTTTATGAACTCCTTCTTTATCTTCAACCCACCATTCAGCATCTTTAATATCAAAATTAATATTAACCCATTCCGTGTCAAAAATTTGATCTTTACTGTAATCATCCCACCACCAATCTAAAGTAACTAGAAAGCATATTTTTCCTCTTTCGTAACTGATTGTCATTTCGTTTTTGTCGTATTCTATATCTAACATCTTATTTGTTTTTAGTAATTAACTCTCCGTATTTCTCTAATACAGGTGATTGAACGTGTATAGGAATGTCCTGAATGACTTTATCTTCTTTAATGTAGTTTGGTGTAGTTGCGATGAAAAAGCTCATTACAACCAAAAATAATGCTACTGGAATAAATAAATCCAATACTTCGTTTCTTGTTTTCATAGTCCTAAAGATTTTACTAATTGATTAATAACTCCCCAACGTGCAACAGCTGCATCTGTAATTGGATCACGCATTCCTAGTTTGTCAATACACTCCATCATTTCTGTCCATAATTTATCCTTTTCTTCTAGGATAGTGTTAATCATTTCTTGTTTTTTCATAGCTTTTAAATTTGTTATTTGAATTACTTATATGCAAATATAAACATAAGGTTTCAATTATGAACAATTATTTTTATTTTTTTTACAATTATTTTTAAAATGCTAGGTTTTACTAGGATAATTTATACCCTATAAGGTTTAAATACGTATATTTTACGTATCAATGCGTATAAATACGTATACATAAAGTAACTTAAAAGTGACATTATATTGTGTATTTGACATTTAAATGACCATTTACGAATAAAATAATATGCAGAATCACATTATATTGCTACAAAACAAAGGTAAATATGGGATAGTTTTGTAACAGAACAAAGGTAAAATAAAGGTTATAGCCTGAAAAAATAAAGTATTCAACCTTAAATATCGCATTTATTTAGTATCTTTATAAGGTTAAAACATGATAATATGATATATTTAGTAGCACATTTAGACCAATTTGTTAAGATTGGATTTACAAAAAACATTAATAAAAGACTTTCTCAGTTACAGGTTTCTAGTCCTGTTAAACTTGAAGTATTGCACCTTATAGAAGGTAACGTAAGTTTAGAAAAAGAACTGCACCAAAAGTTTAAAGATTTTAGAGTTAGTGGAGAATGGTTTAATTACGACAGTTCAATTCTAGAATATTTCATAGATAAGAAATGTTTGTTGTGGGAATATGGTTTTACTACAGAAGAAAAAATACCTGTTATTGGATTAATTAAATATGAAAGATTAAGTAAAAATATGTCCTTAGAAACACTTGGTGAAATGTATGGGTGTACTTCACAATCAATGTATGAAATAGAGCAACGTGAAATGCAAGGTAAACTTACGCTTGGAATACTTTATAAAATTGCTAAGCTATTTAATAAGAAGTTTGAATACAGATTTGTATAGCATGAAAAAAGGGTAGATACATTACGTACCTACCCTTAATTGTAAAACCAAATTTAACTATGAAGTTACAAATATACTAAAATATATGACTTAATCTAGCAACTTGTCCAAAATCTTTGTGATGCAGAAATCCTTCTACTGCTTGTGGTGAATGCTGGTAGCCGTTTCTGTGATGCCATGAATCTGTTCCTGAAGGTGATCGCAACGATTCAACTGTTACTCCGATGTAATCTTTAGAAGTCTTGTGATGAACGTGATGCGTATAAACGTAACGATGTTTACTTAAGCTCCATTCATGAGGAAACTCGGTCGCCATCAATAAAGGTAAGTGTTCGTGTTTTGCTCCGTCTCCATGAGTAGTTCCGATTAGATTTTTCCCATATAGAAATCCCTTGCGATGAGCAATAGAACAATCGAAAGTAATATTATCACAACTTCTAAACCACGTTTGTATAACGTCTGCAAGGAAGAATCCGTGTGTATAATCGTGATTAGATGGATTAAAGGTAAAATGCACATCAGCAACAGATAGCAAAGTTTCCAAGATGTCAACATACAATTGTTTTGCGATTAAAAAATTAGAATACCACATTCCATCCGTGTCCTGTGGTGTTCCTCCAGTAGTAGTTCGTTTTGGTGTGTCAATATGTAAGATATCGTTTCCTCCAATAAAAAGAATTTTATCAATGTTAAACCCTGAGCTTTTATCTAAGATTCCTTGTACTCCGTCTTTTACTCGTTTGACTGCAATTTGATTATTGTAATCTTCACCTGTTTCAAATGCTTCACATAATTTTCCGATGTGAATGTCAGCAGGATCAACCACAAGTAAATGTCCGTCAGTAGATGGATTCCTAAAGATTGTAGGATATTCAGGTTTAAAATCACGAATATCCTGAATGATTGCTTCCTGTAATTCCTTGTAGTTTATTTCTTCAGCTTCTTTAAAGTTCGGATTTTTGAAGAACAATGAAGCATTTTTAGACTTTAACCATCCGTGTTTTACATCTGAATCATCTAATCCTAAACTATTTGATTCTCTTTTGATTGCTCTGTACTGATTAACTATTTCAGCTTCATCAGGT